AAGGACCTACAACTTCTTTTTTTGGTGTGTTGAATACAGGAAAGCCATAAGAATCAATGTAGCCTTCGTAGTTCCATTCCATAGGTATGAACAAAGAATAGAGTCCTGAGCGAGTCTGTCCATTGGCATTTCTTTGCGTAACGTCTGAATCATTGTAAAGTTTTTTAAAGTTATCTCCTCCTTTATCTAAAGCATTTGATGTTGATCCCATCATACACTTGCCTATAATTCTAGAACCTAACCTTAAACAAGTTTTAGTTACCCTCCAGTTGTTTAATATATTTGTTGGTCTTTCCCACTTTCCACTTTCATCGTGTACTAGTAGTTTTAGTTTTTCACCGTCATACGAGTTGTCCCCTGTGTTCTTCCAGTCGATCGTGGTGTCGAGACCTGTGATCTCTTGTAGCTTCTCGTTTGAGTCAAGCTTACGTCTTGTGAACTTTGACGCTGGTACTCTATACGCGAGCTCTGTCTTTGGTCTGTCCATACCGTCTTGTATTGGCTTGAAAAAGAAGGGGTAGTTAACCGATATTGGGACAACTTTGTCAGTAAACATCTTCTTTGCATCGGGTCCAGACTTCGAGAGTATACCAAAGCGTGAATCCGTAGATATTGTGGCTTGGTTAACGGTTTCCCCACTTGCCATAAATGAAAAACCTGATCGTCTATTTTTAAGGTAGCACATGCCGTAGCAGCGCGGGTCGGCTTTACAAGCTTCCCAGAATAAGTAGAATAATCTGTTTGATTCCCTAAAGTCTGGCTGCCCGACGTCAATTTTACTCCACTGCAAGTACATATAGTTAGTACCAGTAATGTAAGTAGCCACACCCTTATTATAGAACCAAAAGCCTTGTTCTCTTCTATTAAATTCTTCATCAATGTAATCATACCATTTTTCTTTAAAGTCCAAAGGGTATTCTTCCCAATCAAATACTGATTTGATTTTACTAAGTTCCTTTGGGTATTCAGTGTGCTTCCACCTGTCTTCTTCAAATGTATGTACATTTTCAGCTTTTGGCAAAGCTATTTTTAAATCTTGTATTTCATAAATTTCACCTATTTGCCCGGTCTTACTTATAACAACCATATCGTGTTCTTCGTTATAACCGTACTCCCATTTCTTATACCTATTAGTTCTTTTTATAACTTTAGGTTTAACGTGGTCTTTAAGTATTTTATATAAAGTCTGCTCGTACATTATTTAGATCTCCCTTCCGCAAAGCCTTTAAAAGATTTCTCTTCTTTAACCTCCACTGGTTTTTCATTTAACATATTCTCTTCAGCTTCTATTCTATTTAATATTTCAAAAGCATCAAATATAGCTAGCTTTTTTGTAGCCGCAGCATTCTTTAATCTATCCGCTGATATATCGTCATCTGAATCAACAATAGCTTCTTTAGCTACTTTGATTAACTCCTCCACTGCTCTCTGCCCAGCTTGGATTATATTCAACTTCGTTTCCTTGGTGTTCATATTTAATTACGATATCATTAGATTTCATACAGTATAATCTTTTACCGTCAATTAAAAACTCCCATTCTCCGTTTGGCGTGTAACCAACTAAGTCCCCTGAGTTAATTCCTAGCGCATTTAAGGAGCTATTGTCATATTTTAATATACCAACAAGGCTTTTTTCTTTATCTAGCGTTAAAGACTCTGTATCTTTTATAGGTGAAATAAAGCATCTGTCTCCAAAAGATTTCCACTTTTCACCTTTATTATATAAATAGATTTGATCTATAGCGCAAAAATACAAATCATCTTTGAACCAAGATCTACTTTTCTTTTTATTTCCTCTCATGTCATAGAATACTCTAAACACGTTTTGGTGTATAACAATTATATCACCAACATCAATACCAGTATTAAAAGCTTTAGGCGTTTCTATTACTCTAGCTAATCTATTTACAAACTTGAAATCTTCAATTTTTGTATTTAAAACTAACTCTTTATCACCTACCTTTATTTTGTTACTGTATTTTTCGCCTAATGGCTCTACTATGAAGTCGTATAAACTTTTCAATACTCTAAGTCATATTCAACGGATATTGCCATGTTAGAATTGAATTTCTTCCATGGCATTACCTCGTTGTTTTTTTTAATGTGAATATTGTAAGAGTTATCAGACTCATCAAAAAGTATGTGTGAGATCTCGTGACCTCCATAAACTTGTTGACCTACAGAATAATGCATAGCGTCATTCTTATAGTCAGAACCAATACTTATTTTTCTTACAACTGAAGACATCTTAGGCTTTTGTAAGTTTAGACTCATCTTTTTTAACCTCAGTATACTCTCCAGTTGCTAAATCAATATCAATAGCTCCATACTCTTTTTCGAGTTCAGCCTTTAAATCTTCTACAACTTTATTAGCTTCTGCCACTTGGTGTAATAGACTATGTTTTTGAGATTCTAAAATACCTATTTGATTAACAATTGTCATTAATTCTTTTTGACCTTTGTTAATGTCTTCTAATTGTTTGTCTGTAATTTTTGCCATTTTATTTAATTTGATTTAATTATATTTTATATAGTCACTTGTTTTTTTGTAGTTTACACTATTCACAGTAGGGTTTAAAGTCCCACTTTGTTCCAGCCGGTCCAGTAACTCTTATACTAGCGTATGAACTAACTTGATAATCAGCGGGTGTGTAAACCCACCAAATTAACTGCTCGAAAGGAGCAACTAAAGGATTTGCTATACCTGTTTCAGCTGTGTATGCTACTGCTCTAGTTGGTACAGTACCTTTACTAGATCCTATAAATTGATCAGTAGCTAGTGCTTGAGCTTCAGTAGGTATTACGTCGCCAGTAGAAACAGTGCCATATACGTTGTCAAAAGGACCAGCATTTAAGGTTGTCATACCAGATGTAGCTACTTTAGTTCCATTGGTTGGATTTCCGTGATATATTTCTAATTTATCAACAGTACCAGCACCTGGAGCGTAAAACATTATAGTTAAAACTCCTCCATTTGGATTTAGCAATATAGTATTATCTACTAAAGAACCTTCTCCCTGAACTAAAGTGTCGTTACAAACGTAGCTTGAAGCTCCACCGCATCCACACCAGTCTATACCTAAACTTGCACCTAAAGCCATATTACTTTACAGCTATAATATCAGCAGCTGTAGTTCCAGTAGCTAACACGTAGTCAACTATAACAGGTAGAAAACAACCGTTTGATAGGTTTTTAAAAGTAACGGCTTCACTAGCTGTAGGTAGTCCAGATCCTGAAGATCCCACTACGCCTGCTAATATAACTTTTACATCTCCACCAGTGCCAATGAATAAAGCCGAAGAGTTTAAGTTTGTAGCCGAGCTTATAGTATCGCTAGTCGTTACGTCTGAAGCAAAAGTTCCGAAGTCCGGTTGATTTGCATATTGTCCCATATTTTTTTATTTGTTATTTGTTATTGATTTTGCTTTTTCCCAAGTACGACCTACAAAATAAGCTCCGTAAACCGTTACTAGCAATGTTTGAAATATTGGTATATATTCTTTAGCTAGTCCAAACTCACCGATGTTACCATCAAAAAAAGCTAAAGACGTAAAGATTACAGTTAGATATATTAAGATCATTGGTCTAATGTTTTTACTTAAAAAACTATCAGACTTCATATCTGCTTCCCAACGCTTACTAACCTCTTCTTGAGCTTTATTATCTGCGTCTTCTAATATCTGCTGTATTTGCTTTTTTACTTCTAACCTTTCTTCTTCAGTTGTAGTAAGCTTGTCGATGACGTTACCAATTTCCTTGATAACGCCACCTGATAGCCATTGAATTATTTTTTTCATTTATTCTCTTTTCATTAATACAGTACTGTTTTCATCTCCTGTAAAAACACACTGTAAAGTATCTTCATCTATAACAGTGTAAGACATTCCAATAGTATAACCGTTTCTTGGGTTGTGTATCGAAGTAGTCATAGTAGTATCTGTTTGGCTTAGTATAACCTCATTTAGTGTAGCATCTTCTTTAAAACTATAATTAATAATTTTAACAACAGCGTAATCGCTAGCTAAAATAACAGTTTTATATGTTGACCCTTTCGTAATCCAAACACCTTCAAATGCTTCTTGAGCTTTAGAGGTTAGTACTGTAAAAAATAAAGCTATTGTAATAAGTAATTTTTTCATAATATTAAATTTAATTGTTATAATATTATAATTACACATAATTACTAATGTTTATTTTTTAGCCTTTTTTCTTATCTCTCTCTTGTTTAGCTTTTCTAGCTGCGTCTAATTTTGCTTTGTTAGCTTCTCTTTTAGCAACGTTTTCAGGTTTATTAAACTCTTTCTCTTTTCTTGCTTTATATCTTTTCTTAGCTTCAGAACCCTTTGGGTTTCTAGGATCTTGAGCCCGATCAAGCGCTTTTTGAGCTGCAGTTTTAGGTATAAATTTACCACCAGAGTCATAACCACCTCCAATAACAACTTCACCTGATTTACGGTCTTTCACAACCTGGCTATCACGTGTAAGTCTAGTAGTTTTATCTAACTCAACGTTTGCTCTATTTGGTTGAAAACCGCCTCTTATATCTTGATATAAAGGACTTTTTCCAGATCCTCCTAAATGTACTGGTGATCCAGCTGCAATTGAGTGTTTTGAAATCCAAGATCCGTGAGAAGCGATTGGATTGTCTTTTAATAAGTTTTTCTTTTCTTGTTTGTTAGATTCCATATTTGTTTTTTTGATGGGTGTTTCTGTTACGTATTTAGCTCCAGGAAATTTATAATCATATCCTGGTTGCATTATTTTTGTATATCCTCTGTCGTCAGTACCTAGTACTTTAAAATCGACTCCTTTCATTGTTATATCGCCTCCTTGTATAATATTTTGAGGCTTGTTAACATCAGGGCTGTTTCTTAAATAACCTGTTTTAGATGTCTTCATTATGATCTTCTATAAGCCTCAGCTTCCCAAGGTAGGTTTTTAGCACCTTCTTGCATTTGTGCTCGTGAATATCTTTTACCTTTCCAGTACACATATTTATCGTCGTAATCTAAATCACCTCTATCCATTTGTTCTAAATGAATTTTTTCGTGAGCAACCACATCTTCTACATTATCTGGGTGTAAATTTTTATTTATGGTTATAGAACCATTATTATTAGCTTTTCCCATAACACCATCTTCCATATCTACTCGATATATTGGAGTGTTGTCCATGTGGAAAGGAGGGTTGTTTAGTTTGAAAGCCATATTTATTTTTTATTTTGTAGCTTTATATTTACTACTTAAGTTTTTTGGCTTAAAGCTGAAAGAGTTAAAAGTATCTGAAGTTTCTTCGTCTTTTTTATCTTTAGCTAATCCATATATAGCTTCTTTAGTTGAAGCGTTTATTTGAGTTTGAAGTTTTGAAAAAGCTGGCGCGTTAGAAACGTAAACCATAGAATCGGCTCCAGATTCATAAGCTCCATTTAATGGTGAATCATCTTTTTTTTTATAAGTATAAGTATCATCTCCAGCGAACTTCTGCTCATCTTTGGACTCATAGTCAGGATTACCTGGTCCTTCTACTTGAGGTAAAATAGCTGCACTTTTCTTCATTTGCTTTTCAGCTTTTTTAGAAGACTTCTCTAGCTGATCCATAGTGAATCCTTTAGTAGGATTTTTAGCCATAAACTTTTGTTGGAATAGTGAACTCATATTATTTATATACTTTAGCGCGTTGTGTAATTGGCTCTCCGCCACAGTGGCAAGGATATTTAGAGACTTCTAATCCATTTTTACCTGAACTAGATCCTTTACCCATTGGAAAACCCTCTTTGCTTAACGGCCCGTCCCAAACAGCGTTTTCACCTACTTGGCCAGCTAAATCTACTTTTAGTTGCTTAATGTTTTTCATATTAATATTTTTTGTTACATTTTTTCTTAAACATAGGTGTTGCACCTACTGCATTTTGTCTTTGCTCAATTCCACCATAAATACCTTGAGCAGCTTGTTGCGCTTGAGGTTTGAAAACCGGTTGAGCAGTGCCTAACGTATTAGCCTGTTGAGGCGGTACGTTTGTCATTTGCTGAACTGGTTGACCTGTTAAAGGATCAACAATACCAACTTGTTTAGCTGGCGAATCATAATGAGTTGGTGAACACATTTTATTAGGACTATCTTGATCGTTTCTAGCGTTTTCAAGATAATGAAGTCTAGCTTTAGCTGTTAGGTTTTTATTGTAAGCTTCTTTGTAATCGTAATTCTTACCTTTCATTTTATCTGTTTTTATCTTTATTGACGTTTTTAAT